TCAAGTTTAAGACAATACACAGGGCCGCCCTTCCGGGCTTCCTGTATGTAACGGCGCATCTTAAACGCCGCCGGAAGTTGCCCGCGTCCTCTTATGCCGCAGTAACTATCGGAAATAAATACCTTATCCCAAATCGGGCGAAGGGTCAAAAGCAGGGCGCGGTGTATTATCTTATCGGGAAATTCGGGAACTATGGTAAGAAGCCGTTCCTTCCCGTCATTGATGGTTACGTTGTAAGTTGGCGACGGTTGGAACTCGTCGCGTTCAAGCAAAGAACAAATTACGCCCGTGTTTTCGGGCTTGTATTTGTCCGACATCCGGGCGGCTCGGTCTATATTGTCCGCGCTGCTGAACTCTCCGTATAGGTTGCCGTGTCGTTTCACTTCTTTGCTTTGCTGATTACTTGGCGTTCTTCGGCGGAAGCCTACCAAAAGCCATTAATAATTACTATTTTTCGCCGTGTGGCGGGGTCTTTGCCATTCAAAGTATTTAGCCCTTATTTCTAAGGTTATCAGTAATTCCGGGAGCCGATGTTCGCATTCGTATTCGAAGCCGCGTTGTTCGTATTCGCGTTCGCAAGCCCGGCATTCGCGCCGTTGTTCGCGTTCCCGCCGAACAAAACGCCCGTAGGCAAACAACCCAATTCGTTTTATTCAAAGTAGTAGCGCGTTCCCGAAGCTCGCATAGTTACTTTTCGCGGGAAGGCGTTACGCTTCTTAATCTCACGAAGGACGTACTTTATTTCGGTCGAATTGGTAAAGAACTTTTCCTCCTGGCCCGGCTTGTCGGGGCTATTGTCCGGGTGCTTTATCTTCACTAAAAAGCGTTCCGCCCCGAACTTCGTCTTAACTCCGTCGATGAAGTCAAGAACGAAGAAGGAAAGGTTAATTAACTTCTGCTGCGTCGTTTCGTGGCAGTTGAAATGCTTGTTATTTTCGTCCTGCGGAATGTTCAAGAAGGCGAGCGTTCCGTCGTCCTGTGTGGGGTTTGTTTCGTTGCTCATTTTATTGGTCTGATATTGACCCCAACCGCCGAATAGACGGGCCGCGGCGGTTGGGGCGTGTTAACGAGTTTTCGTTGTCGTAAGGGGTTCGGGTTACGCTGCGGGTATAAAGCAAAGCCGGGAGCCGATGTGCGCAAACGTAACCGAAGCCGCGTGCGTCGAAGTCGCGTTCGCAAGCCCGGCATCCGCGCCGTAGTGCGCGTTCCCGCCGAACAAAACGCCGCGCATGGCTGTGCCGGACGTCGGTATATTGGTATAGAAGTAGTCCGCGAAGTAGGTAGTAGAACCGCCGCCCACCTCTACGGGCATATTCTCGCCGTACTCGCCGGCCATGATGCGCTTAACGTAGCCTTCCGAACGTGGTAAGTTGCCCCGG